GCACGCTACAGACCATTATCCTCCGCATAATATTATTAAAGATGAAGATATGAAGTATCGTATCGAAATCGCGACTGCGGGTTTCAAGGAAGAAGAGCTCTCTATCGAATTAAAAGATGGAATCCTTGACATTAATGGAGATCATACCCCACGTGGTCTGAACTTTGTTCATAAAGGTATTTCCACCCGTAAGTTCCATAGGTCCTTTAGACTGTCTGAATATACACAAGTTACAGGAGCTTCTCTGGAGAACGGTATTCTAGCAATTAATTTAGAAGTCGTTCTGCCCGAAGAGAAGAAGCCTCGCAAAATCGAAATCAATAATCGCAGCGAGGTAACAAAAAATGCTGAACTTCTTACGGAAAATGGGTAACGGACTCATCGAAGCACGAATGAATCACGCCTATCATGGTGTGGCTCAATACATCCAACGTGAATACAATACTGGCATTCCCCAGTATGAAATTGTCGATATGTTAAAGAAGGATGGTTACGATGCAGTCATTAATCGAATCCGCTAAAACCTGGTTTGTTAAACAAGCTCAACGAGCTGGAATGACTGAAGAAGAAAGATATCTTTCCGACTCAGTTGATCTTGTCGATCTTGAGAATCGTCAAAAGTTGATCATGTACAACCAAGCACCGTACCAGATCAATGGTAGACATTGGCTAGACTCACAGGTCTATCAATAATTAAAAGGGGTCTTCGGGCCCCTTTTTCTGTTTACAACTCATATCAAATAGTATATAATGGTACCCTGATAAGAAAGGGCTATGAATGAAATTTTATACATCAGTCAACCGGCTTGGTAACGCCATCCTGGTACGCGGCTACTCTAATGGCCGGCGTGTACAAGACCGGGTCAAGTACAAGCCAACATATTTTGCACCTACCAAGAACCCTACCGAATGGAGGTCTCTCAGTGGAGAACCAGTTGCACCAATCACCTTCAACTCAAGTCGCGAAGCCAGAGACTTTGTCGAACGATATAAAGGAGTTGATCATTTTGAGGTGGTGGGCAATACAAACCATGTTACTCAGTACATACATGACGTATATCCTGGCACGATTAAATTTGACCGTGAAACTATCAACACGACCACAATCGACATTGAGGTGGCTTCCGACGATGGATTCCCTGAACCAGATGCTGCCGATTTTCCTGTCACTGCAATCACTATCAAAAATAATATTGATGAGCTGTATTATGTTTGGGGTATGGGTGATTACCACCCACAGAAAAATAATGTCGTTTACTACAAATGCAATGATGAACACGAACTACTTCTTTCTTTCCTTGCTCACTGGACTAATCCTTCTAATTGCCCTGATGTAGTCACAGGTTGGAATACTAACCTGTTTGATATTCCATACATGGTGAATCGTATCACCAAAGTTCTGGGTGAAGACCGCGCCAAGTCCATGTCGCCTTGGAACCATATTCGTGAACGTAAGGTTATGAAGAACAACCGTGAGCAGGTTGCCTACGAGCTGACTGGTATCCAGCAAATGGATTACTTCGATCTGTTTCAGAAGTTCGGTTATACCTATGGCGCACAAGAATCCTATAAACTAGATCATATTGCCCATGTAGTATTGGGTGAAAAGAAGTTGTCATATGATGAGTACGGCGCATTGCACCTTTTATACAAGCACGACTTCCAGAAGTTTATCGACTACAATATTAAAGACGTAGAACTAGTAGACAAGTTGGAAGACAAACTAGGTCTGATTACCTTGGCCATGACTATGGCATACAAAGCCGGCTGTAATTTCTCTGACACCTTTGGAACTGTGGGCATCTGGGAATCAATTATCTATCGTGACTTGATTTCAAAAAAGATCGTACCACCTCTCAAGAAAGACAAGACCAAGACACCATACCCTGGCGCTTATGTAAAAGAACCCAAGCCTGGAATGTATGACTGGGTGGTTTCTTTTGACCTTGCTTCACTGTACCCGAATATTATTATTCAGTGGAATATGTCGCCTGAAACTATTGCAGATTCCTTTAACTCAGATGTATCTGTAGAAAAGTTACTAGATGGCACCAGCGTGGACCTGGGCGAGAACCAGAGTGTCTCTGCCAACGGTATTATATTCAATACTGACAAGGTTGGGTTCCTACCAAACATCGTAAAAGACTACTATGCAGAGCGTAAGGTGATTAAGTCTCAGATGATTGAGGCCAAACAGCGTCAGCAAGACTCTGACTCCTATGATGTACAGAAAGAGATCGAGCATCTGGAAAACCAGCAGATGGCCATTAAGATTCTGCTTAACTCTTTGTATGGTGCACTCGGCAATCGGTGGTTCAACTACTTTGACCAGCGTGTGGCTGAAGCCATCACCTACAACGGGCAGCTCTGTATCAAGTGGGCAGAACGTGCCATGAATGAAGCTATGAATAAGGTGATGGAAACCAAAAAAGACTACGTCATCGCCATGGACACAGACTCGCTCTATGTCAATATGAAAGACCTGGTTGATAAGTTTCAGCCAAAGAATCCCATTAACTTCCTGTCAAAGGCTGGTGAGGATATGTTCCAGCCAGCACTGGCTAAGGCATACCAAAACCTGTATGAGTACATGGGGTGTCGTGAAAACCGTATGGATATGGACCGTGAGGTTATTGCAGATCGTGGTGTATGGACTGCCAAAAAGCGCTACATCCTGAACGTACTGGACAACGAAGGCATCCGATACTCTGAACCTAAGATGAAAATCATGGGCATTGAGGCCATCAAGTCTTCTACTCCTATGGTTGTACGTGATGCATTCAAAGAGGCGTTCAAGATCATCATGGCCGGCTCTGAGTCTGATGTGCAGGAATACATCTCTGACTTCAAAGAGAAGTTCTTTGAGATGCCACCCGAAGACGTATCCTTCCCTCGTGGTGTCAGTAAGATATCTGCATGGAAGGATCGTGAGACCGTCTATAAAAAAGGCACACCTATCCACGTGCGTGGGTCCATCATGTACAACAATCTGCTTGAGTCCTCGGGCCTTCAGAAGAAATATGAGACGATCAAGAACGGCGAGAAGATTAAGTTCACCTACCTTAAGCTTCCCAACCCTATACGGGAAAATGTTATCTCGTATCCAATGGCGCTACCCAAAGAGTTTCATTTGCATAAATACGTTGACTACGAGAAACAATTTGAGAAGACGTTTATCGAACCACTCAAGATTATCCTGGATGCAGTCGGCTGGTCTCCTGAACATCGGGTGACCCTGGAAGACTTCTTTACCTAAGGCCTTAACTAATAGTTGTGTACATGTACATTAAACTATGGTAGTATGATAGGGTTATTAACAGGAGAAAATCATGGCTCGTAGAGTTCCAACAAAGACAGCAATCAAGAAGGCTATGGCAGTAAAGAAGACCAGAGCACCTAAGACAGACAAGCCGCCTAAGTTCTACGTTGAGTACGTAGACTCAGATGGTAGTACCATTGATAAAGGCTATGCGTCTAAAGGTGGATACGAGTATGCTGTGCAACGCATGCGTAACCAAGGTATCAAGGTCGAAGATCATGGCGCTTATGGTCCTAAAGGCAAGAAAGTCAGTAATCTTCATGCTGAAGGTCCTGTCATGAAAGGTCCTATCGATATGGCTTACTCACAGATGTCTGAGGAAAAGACTCGTACTATCGTACAGTCCAACTTCCATCCTATCATCAAACGTTATACTAGCCGTCTCTATGGTGGTCTCAATGGTATGATGAAGGTCGTAGAACCTGATGGTAACTGGTCACTGTCCGGACAGAAGATTGTCAAGAAGACCGACAAGGAAACTGGTATCCGGACTCTGACTGATGGACGTACGTTTACCGCAGGCGGTTGGCCGGTGATGGAATAATGTACTCGCTCACTCTGTTCAGAAATATCTATGACAACAAGACATCCAAACGGATGGACTTTGAGAAGTGGGAGCGGCTGCAAACGCTGCTCTTCACTCTCGCTACACAAGAAGGTGAAAAAGGTGGAAGTAATTCTTCTCCTCTTATTAGTCCTGCTATTTTCCGATCCGATTCGACTCGGGCTAACGATAATGTTTTGGGTTGGGGTCGGTGGTGTTGTGTTGATATCGATGAGTATGATGGCAGCATGGATGATGTCTTAGAACATCTCAAACCCTATCACTATGTCTGCTATTCCACAGCTTCGTCTACAGAATACCACCCTAAATTCAGGGTGGTATTTCCTTTGACGGAAGTGGTTCCATCAGATAAGATCAAAGCCTTCTGGCATGCCATCAATGCATTGGTGTCCGATACCGCAGACGCACAGACCAAAGACCTGTCTCGTATGTACTACGTACCAGCCAAGTATCCCAACGCCCACAACTTCATCTTTAAGAATGAAGGAAAGCACATCAATCCATTTGATCTGATGCAGCGGTATCCATATATCGAGGGCACACGCAAGAAGAAGTTCCTGGATACCTTGCCTAAGGCTCTACAGAAAGAGGTGATCAACTACCGTCGTAACCAACTGGACAACACGGTCACGTGGACCGGATACAAGGACTGCAAGTTCTGGCCTAAGACTCTGGCAGATGAGTTTACGGCTATGGCTCACATTGATGGCTCAGGTCGATTCCGTAAGATGTATGCCATCATGGTTGCCATTGCAGGTAACGCAGTAGAAGCAGGATACAATATCACTTCGGATGAGATCGCTGAGCTCTGCCGTGAGTTTGATGCAGTCAATACCAATCTCTATGAGAAACGTGACATGGAGTCAGAGG